CCACCACGAACTACGAACTACTGATCGGCAGATCAGTAACCGTTCGGAGTTGCTACCGCTGGAATTGGACGGTTTCTAATATCCAGATGGGGCAACAAATCCGCTCCCCGAGCAAACAGAGAATGCAGTGCTGTAGCGGTACGAGGTGAACGCCGAGTAGTTGTAGACCTGCAGGCGGACCTGCAGCGTGTTGGCGTCGGTCTCGAACAGCACGCGAGTGCGGGCCGGGCCCTCGAACAGCGCGAGGTCGGAGAACCGACCGACGATGACTCGGGTCTGGTTGGTGCTGTACGTCGAGCCGATGTTCGGGTCGAGGTACACCGGAACACCAGCGATGGTGCCGACGAGCGACTCGGCCTGATTGTCGGACATGACGCCGGCGGCGTTGAACGGGGCGCCACCGGTGGGCACCACGAACGGGCGGCCGTTGGTGTCGACCTGGCTGACCAGCCAGTACCACATTGACGGGTTCATCACGACGGCGTCAGCCGGGAGGTACCGGTTCTTGGCGACGTTGGAGATGCCCTGAGCGATGGCGGCGTACACGCCGGCAGCCGTGGGGGTGGTCGCCGTGTAGGTCACCGAGGTGGTGCCGGTGTTGGTCAAAATGCCGGTGTGGGCGCCGGACGAACCGGAACCAGCGATGACAGCCGAACCGATGGCGGTGGCGTGAGCAGCGATGAGATCCGCGAACACGACCTGATCGAAGTTGATCGGGGACTGCTCAAGGAGCTGAAGGCTGAAGACCTGCTGGCCGGCGTAGGTGTTCACCGGGGCAGTGACCGTGGAAGTGGTCATGTCGGTGTTGCTGGCAGTGCCACCGTCCTGCTGTGCGGCGACCGACGCGCCACCCGAGATCTTCGGGAGGTTGATCGAGTCAGTGCCAGAGGGCAGCTCGTACTTCGAAGCAAGATCGGCGGTCACACGACCGGCGCGAGCAAGCTTGATGTACGAGTTGAGAAGCCACAGCGGAGGAACGAACTCGCCGCCCTGACCGTCGGTGCGGCTCATGTTGGTACGGAGCTCCACGCTCATCTCGTCAGCGTGACGCTGAAGACGGGCACGGGCCTCGGTGTCGAAACGACCGGGAGCTGAAGCGAGAGCGAGGTCCTTGAAGTAGGAGGACTCGCCGCCCTGGCGGTAGGTCATCTCGTTGGACTTGACGCTGATGCGCGCCTCGGTGGCGTCCACGGGGGCGCCGATCTGCGCTGCCTCAGCACGCGCTTCGTTGTCTGCAGCCACGAAGGACTCCATTTCTGTGATGCGAGCACGGAGCTCGACGGTCTCTTCGTCGATGCCCGCGATGAACCCGCGGATCTCGGCGAACTGTGAGGTCTCGAGCTCGGTGAGCTCAGACCGTTCCTCGGCGGCGGGCACGGCCAGAAGAGCTTCCAGCTCATCGGCCTTGGCGGCGCGCTCGTCGAGGCGTGCACGCAGCTGGGCGCGCAGCTTGTCCAGGAACTCCATGGGAGCTTCCTTTCTCTCGTTGGATGTGAGCCCAGGTGCGTCTACGGGTGCAGACCGAGGTGCCCGGAGCTACCGGGCGGCGTCGACTGCGGCGCGAAGCGCGGCGTGGGTGATGCGATGCCGCTAGGCGGCGGTGTTGCGGACGGTGGCGATCTCCGCCAGAGCGTCAGCCAGCGAGATCGAGCGGGCCATCGCCGGCTCCATCTCGTCGATTTCTTCCGAGTCGCCGGAGGCGTCCTCGGCTTCGTCGACCTCTTCCCACCAGTCCAGCGCGCACAGCACGCCGACGAGCGCACGGATCGACTGGGCAGCGGGGCTGCCGGCCTCAAGCTCGGCGGCTTCGCCGGCGATGAGCTGCGCGAGCAGCTGGCGGATCTGGTCAACGATCGTGTCCTCAGCAGCTTCGGCCTCGGGGTCAAGGTTGCGCGCTTCGGTGTCGGTTGTCGTGCTGTTCATCTGAACCACCGTTGATGGGTTGGCCGGTTCGTTCACTGCGCTTACATCGTGCAAGCGCAGCTCCTTGATCCGGCGTTCGGTCTTGGGTCCTGCTGGGCTATCGACCCACTCCTGCCTCTGGACGACAAAGGCAAAACTCATGGCCTCAACATCGCCGCGCGTGATTGCGCTTCGCACCGACTGCGCATACGGAGAAGCGGGGTCAAGGTCGGCGTCGACCCTGAGGCCGAAATCGTCCGAAATGAGCTCCATCGTCGGGTTCACTCCGCCCGAGCGGGCAAGAGGCAGCCCGTCATGGTTGAGGAGAAGTGGGACCGACGCGCCGTCCTTGATGGACTTCGACGTTGCGCCGCGCTCAATGATCTCCATCCAGCCGCCGTTTTCGGGGCCGCCAGCGATCGGGTAGGCGTAGTTGTAGACCGTGGCGTAGCCACGCAGGTTCCAGCCCTCGCTCTCGTCCAGAGACAGCGGCTGCGCCTGGACAAGTGTGCGAGTTTCGACTTCGACATTCCCCTTGCGGGTAGTGCGCTTGTCGATGAGAGCAGCACGCTGCTCGTCGGTGAGGCGCTCAAGCACCTCATCAGGAAGGGACTCAGACGGCATCGGTGGGCTCCGTCGTATCGGGTGCGGGTGTCTCCTCGAGCGGCTCGGTGGCGTCGATTTTGGAGGCGTAAGGGGGCCACAGGTACTGGGCGCCGTCACCGTTCGGCAGCGGCGGCAAGTTGTCCTCGGCGCGGATCTCATCCACGGACCGGACGCCCATGCGAAGGCGCGAGGTTTGGATGTCGACACGGGTGCGGGCATCGGTGCGCAGCAGCTCGTCCGTGTTCGCACGCACGTTCACGCTTGAACGCAGCAACTGCGACAGGGCGTGCTCAAGGCGGGCGATCCAGGGGCGACCGGCGAGCACCAGCAGGTGCAGCATTCGGGACTCGACGTTGGAGTACGTCATGGAGCTGCCGGAGTCGGCGCCGATCATTTCCGGGGGGACCCCGTAGATGCGGGCGATCTGGGTGGCGGTGAACTTCATGGTCTCAAGGAACTGTGATTCGTTCGCCGGCACCGACACCGCCGTGTAATCAATGCCCGCGCCGAGAACGGCGACACCACGATTGCCGGCCATGGATTCGTTCCACCGCTGCTTCATCGCGTCGGCCTGTTCGCCGGTGAGCGACTGATCGGTGGTCAACACCGCCGACGGGGTGGCGTTGTCACCGAACCACTTAGCTCCGAAGCGTTCGGCGCCAAGACCCACGCCGATCTGCTGGCGGGCGTAATCAATGGGGGACAGACCCACCGGGGTGCCAGGCACCGTGTAGGCGGGGATGTGAAGGAGTGAACCGCCGGCCTGCCACAGATCCATGCGCTCGCCCAGCACTCGGTACTCAAACGGGCCGAGCGGACCGAGGCGCACGACCGACACGTAGTCGGGGTGGATCAGCTGGATCTGGGTGGGCTCGCCGAACGCCCCGACCTTCTTGATGAGGCCGAAGGCGTTGCCGCGCAACAGCAGCGAGCGCATCATCTGGCCGCGCCAATCAGCGGCAGTCAACGCCGGCTCATTTGACGGCGACACCAGCAGCGGATGGTCGGCGATCATCGACTCGGTGCCGTCAGGGTTGCGGCGGAACGCATGCCACGGCAACGGCGCCACGATGTCGGTCAGCAGATTCACGCAGCTCCACACCGCGGCCAAACGCATCGCCGAGTCGGTGTTCACCGTCTCGTTGGCATCAGTCGGGTAATAGAACCCCGGCGGTGGGATCGCTGCCTGAGACAGCAGCACCTGACCAGCGCTCGAGCGACGTTCGGCCGAAAGGCCACGCAGGATACTCACGAAGCCTCCGAATCAAGGCCGAGGACATAGCCGATCAGCAGAAGGCAACAGCCCCCGATGATCGCCGCCAACGGCCAGTAGATAAACGCTGCTCCTGCGACGACAGCGCCCATCCCGACAAGTTCAACAAGGGTGGAGATGATCTGGTTACGACGAGCCACGGTCAACCTCCGAGGGTGAGGGTCAGAAGATCTGCAACGACACATCCACCGGCGGTGGGGCCGAAGCGTTGAAGACGGCACGGTCCAGGCCGGCCACAGCACACACGCCGAGATCAATGTGACGGGTCGACGACTTCGACTCTTTCGTCGGACGCGCACCACGGCCATCAATCTTCAGCACCATCGACTCCACATGGCGTGCCAACCGTGGGTCGCCCGAATGTGTGAACGTCTGGTCCAGCACCGAGTCGTAAAACAACTTCCACGCCTTCACCATGCGTTCAACCGAACCCATCGGGTATTCGACCATCGGCAAGCCCTCATCGGAGAGCACCTGCATGGAACGCTGCCAGCGGTACGGGTCCATGCCGACTTCGAGCACACGCAGCTCGCGCGCCTGATCACGCAAGGTCTGTTCGACCTCGGCGACAGGAACACGCCACTCCACGTTGTCGTCGGACTTCTCCCACAGACCAGTCACCCACATGTGCGAGCGTTCCTCAACGGTCACGGCCACGATGCCGGTGGAGTCACCGGACCACGAACCGTCACCCATCAGGATCACCGGCACATCAGGATCCACGACACGGGCAGGATCAGCGCAGCGAGCCCACGCGCCATTCGGCAACGCAGCCTGCGCACCCACCACCCACACGTTCGTGCGCTTCGTACGAAACTCCGCCTCAGGGGTTCGAACCAGCGTCGAACGGAAGTCGTCCACGCTGTTGAGATCCCCG